ATGATCACCGACACAAAGCTCAGGAAGGCGCTCGGCAAGAAAAGAGATGATATCGAGATTATTTCTGATTCGCACGGGCTCAACGCCAGAATCAGCCAGGCCGGAAAAATATCATTTTTCTATCGGTATCGCTGGGCCGGTAAAGCGGTAAAACTCAATGTTGGTGATTATCCTGCAATGAGTATCACCCAGGCAAGAGAGCGTCGCCAACAATTCAGAAACTGGTTAACTGAGGGACTGGATCCGCGAGAGCAGGTGAAGCTGGATAAGCAGACCCGACAGGAAGCGATGTCCGTTGCCGAAGCGTTCAATTACTGGATTGAAAGGCACTGTATCGCTAACGGGCTAGTTAAAGTCGATTACTATCGCCAGGTGTTTGAGAAACATATCGCCGAACCGATGAAGAATGTCAAAGTCGATAACACAGCGAAAATGCACTGGATCAACGTCTTCGATTCTATAGAAAGCAGGGTGATGGCTCATTACATGCTTTCGCTGTGCAAACGGGCGTTTAGGTTCTGCGTTAACAGAAGTGTGATCGCCTCAAACCCACTCGAGGGATTACTGCCATCTGATGTCGGGCAAAAGCCTAAAAAGAGAACTCGCAGGATGGACGATGACGATCTGCGCAAAATCTATCAGTGGTTGAAAAGCCATATGTCGATAGAGTCCGTTTTCCTGGTGAAATTTATTATGCTTACCGGATGCCGTACGGCTGAGATTCGACTTAGTGAGAGATCATGGTTTCGATTGGATGATAATGAGTGGGTCGTGCCTGCGGGCAGTTATAAAACTCGGGTACATATTAGAAGGGGACTCTCAGACGCCGCCGTTAACCTGGTCAGAAATCACCTCAAGAAAATAAACACCAATCACCTGGTGACTTCACAACGTAAAATTGATGGCGGGATCAAAGATTCGCCCGTTCATTCACCTGTGGCATCCAATTACGCCCGTTCTATTTGGAATGGAATAGGTATGGCAGAGTGGTCGCTTCATGATATGAGGCGGACGATAGCCACAAATCTCTCTGAGTTAGGTTGCCCGCCGCACGTAATTGAAAAGCTGCTCGGGCATCAGATGGTGGGGGTTATGGCGCATTACAACCTTCATGACTATATCGATGATCAGAAACACTGGCTCCGCGTTTGGCAGAGCCATCTTGAAGAGATCATCGGAGAGCCCTTCAGTTAATTTATCTTCTTTTTATCCTCCCACTCTTTGATTGACTCAGAGCGCCAGCGGTTAGGGTTGCCGGGCCAGTCAGGGGGTGGGAACGAGCATACGAAGCCCCGAGGCATTGTGTCTGCACTTTGCCATGACCAAAGGGTTTTGCGTGAAATTTTGTAGCGACTGGTCAGGTCTGACGTTACCAAAATATCATCCATAGCTCTCTCCAGTTGCCCGTTCGGGCCATTCAAAATCTTTTTCAACCAACCTGCCCGGGCAGGGAGCGGAGACGGCGCATGCCGGTCATCGCTGTGGCCACGTAGCTCGCCTTTCGGTTCACCACCTCCACCCAGACTTTCACGCCTTCAACCTTCACCGTATAAGTCTCTTTCATCTTGCTTCGCCCATAGTCGCCATATGTTTGCAAGTGAGCCGCCAGCGCAACATCGCAAGCGCGGCGACCAATAGGTGATTGCTTACTGCGATTAATCAGCTTCATCATCACTGCACTCCCAAAGTGGCTACGACATCACTCGCTGTTTCGCGGGTACTGCCTTTGCTGGATATAGCCCGGCGAGCACTGACGCGGTGCAGCGTGAAGCCGTGCTGTTCGTAAAGTTCAATTACGCGCGGAGCGGTAGAATTGCTGATCACCACTTTTGCCCCCCGCTGGTGGGCTGCCACACAGCTTTCCGTAAGTTCTACCTGGCTATCCCATGAGAACCCACCAGCCGCATAGTTAGTGAAACCAGCGGTGCCGGGCAGCGGCTCATAAGGCGGATCGCAGTAAACGACGTCACCATCACCTGCCAGCGCGAGCGTGCGCCTGAAGCCTGCATTCATGAATACGCATGCGTGAGCCTTCCGCTTAAATGCCCTGATCTCTTCTTCCGGGAAATATGGCGCTTTATATTTCCCAAAGCCGACGTTAAAAAAACCGTCCAGGTTATAACGGATCAGCCCGTTGAAGCAGTGCCGGTTGAGGTAAAGGAACGCTGCTGCGCGCTCGACCGCATCCAGCCGCTGCGCGTTGAATGCTTCACGAATTACCGTGTAGTTTTCGGCATCATTCAGATGCCTGAATGCCTTCATTGCCTCATAGATCACCGAGTCGGGGACCACCGCCAGCATCTGATACAGGTTAATCAGGTCAGCGTTGACGTCAGCCAGAAGAAAGCGTTCGTGCTTGTCTGAGTTAAGGAACACCGAGCCGCCACCCACAAAAGGCTCAATAAGGCGTTTACCTGCGGGGATCAAACGATCCAGTTCCGGCAGCAGCGAATATTTGCCGCCAGCCCATTTAAGGAACGGGCGCTGCCAGCTTCGCAGCGCCGGTTCTTCTATGGGCATCGCCGCAGCTCCACTGCAAACAGAGCCGTATCTCATGCTGCGACCTCAAAGCTCTTTGCCGTAATAGCTTGGATTAGTCTCACCGAAGCAGCTTTTTGTGAAGCAACGCTGGCAATAACCGTCGCTCTATCTTTTTCAGTGCTGGCGCAGACACCGGACCAGGATGAAATGAGGAAGAAATTCTCCAACTCACTCATAGTGGAATTATTTACTAACTCCTCAATCATCTGCACAATGATGTGTGCAGGGCGATGCCGTAGTAGTTCCTGCATTGCGTAGCCAAACGCATTGATCATCACCGCGTGGAACTGGATGTAATCCCGCTTATATTCAGCAGGCGTACAACCATGCCTAATTCCCTCGATGGCTGTTAGCTTGAGCCATGCCTCCCAAATGTCATAGATGTCACTAGTAGCAAGCTCATCCCCATTGACAGAGAATTTTGCAGTTGCATCACTCAGGGGTTTGAAGCTAATCCAGAGATCGCTTTTCGCCGGAACCACGTTGTGTTCAAAGTCTGTTATTTCTGAGAACACGGCATGGGATGACAAAAACGAAACCATATCTTGAGCAATTTTATCCCTACCGTTATAGGCCATATTGATGGCCGCTGATGGCTTCGATACGTTGTTGTTGATGTCGGAAAAGAACTGCTGGCGCGTTTTGAGCGGCAGTTGGTGTGTCAGCATCATTGGGATGTGAATAGGCTCTCCGTAAGTGCGGCAGAACTCCGCAATGCCTGCGGCGCGATGCTGACCGTCAAACAGTTTAATCTCCGCATCCATTGGGAATCGCGCAACACCCACATTCGTATTGCCAAACTCTTCGAACTCAATGAGTGAGTCGCAGTTTCCAACCAGCGGCGGGATGATGAACGGCTCTTTTTTCTCGTAAGCTGTTCGCAGATACTCATAAAACTTCTTCGCACGTGCTGGATTGAGTTCTCGCTGAGAACGCTCAAGCGTATTGCCGTGGTTATCTGATGCCAGAACGCGAGTTAGCGCGCGCGCTGGGACTGTCATCATCAACACAACCGTATTTCCCTGTAAGCCTCTTGATGCCGGGAATTCAAAGAAATAGTCACCAATTTTGCTCATGCTTCCGTCCTCTAACATTTAATTCTTCAACATGGGATGGCGCACCGCGCCAACCCTGATGTCGTCGTGAGCGTGAGTCATAGGATGGACTCCATTTCGTCGATGTAGAGGCCCTGAGCAATCAGGCGGCTACGGCGGGCGGCACGGGCTATGCACTCCTGCCGTCTACCTTCCTGCGATTGCTCAATGGCGCGCCGGGTGAACAGGCGCGATTTGCCCTGCGGCGTCACAACCTTCGGCTTCGTGACCAGGTCGAAAGTCCGGTCGCAGATGCCGTCCCCGTTGATCCACTTTTCCGACTCAACGATCTGCGCTATCTGTCCGGAGCCGCGGGTAATACCGTTGGCTACCCGGTTAAACTCGATGAGCGTTACGCCAAACTTCTCAGCGATTTCGCTGCCGGTTACCGGGCGGCCGCGCGTCTGAATCATCCAGATAACGCGCTCACGAAGGCCGGAGAATTGCCCGGTGCGCCCTGGCCTGCGGTAAAATGGTGTGCGTTTCATGCTGCACGCTCTGTGATTTTCTGAATTTCCGATTCCAGATCTGCAAGGAAGCTCTTAACCTCAGATTCGATTTCGCGCGCCAGCTCTTCATCGAAATGAATCCGCTTCTTGAAATAGGCGAGGTCAGGCGGCAGGCGATCATCGAAACTAACGAAATCACACCATTTCCGCCCGGTGCACATCATCTGTGCATGCATTTGCAGCATGTACTGGCGCTTTGGCTCACCAGTTTTCAGCGTTTCAAGATGGGTCCAGGTGTTGGGGCATTTGATTTCGATAAGCCCGTCGTCGTTGACAAGTCCGTCCGGGCTGGCTGCGAATCCGGGTATGGTTGGGTGATCGATGAGCCCAACTTCAGTGATTGCCGCATTGAACTCATTCAGCGCGTACATTTCGCGTGCCACTGGCTCAAGTTCAGTGCCGCGCATCATCGCGGCATTCGAAAACCCTTCCTCCAGCTTCCCGGTCAGCCGTTGGCAAATCAGCTCGGCCATGTAGTTCTGGCGGCTGGTGGAGTAGCCCGACTTAGTCCGGGCCATGACATCAGCCAGGCGACTGGCTGTGACCTTGCCGCAGCGCGCAGCAAACCATTCAGGGGTGCGTTGCTCTATCATTCAGCCTCCGTCTCTGCGACATTGACAGGTTCGGCGTTGTCGACAGCAAGACTCATGTCATACATGCGTCGTTTCTCAACTGCGCCGATCACCTGTTTCTCTTCGGCGCTCAGCGCCACCCAGAACTCCTGATACTTAACGGTTCCAAGGCGCGCGGCGGACTCACCTTTTGCGATCAGTTCCGGGCGGCGGCTATCTGATTCATGGCCCGCATGAACCTCTGCCGTTGTTCCTTCAATTACTCGCTCTGCCTCGTCCTGGTCGAAGATGCCAGCGAAACCAAAGGCCAGACGCGCGCACTGGATCAGCGTCTTGTGGCGAAGCATGCGGGTAGGGTGGGACTGCCATGGCTGAGTGTTGCGTTTGCACTCTCCCATGTACTCGGTGACGATGGTCGGGTGCTTACGGTCTTTGCGGTAAATCTTGCAGGTACACGCGCCTTCCTCCTTGTCGTAAGAGAACTCCATGCCGTCAAACTGAGGATGCTCGTTGATAATGCGAGCCCATCCATCAACGCCGACGACCGGGACAATCCCGCCTTTATCTGGGAATGCGTAAATCTCTTTGGTCCATGGGTTCAGGCCGTACTGGTTGGCGACGATCAACAGGGCTGTAAACTGCTCGTCCGTGACGTTGCCACTTTTGAACGCTGTATTCTTCAGCGTATTCATCAGGTCTGTACCGGCATCCATGCCGAGGCGTGCGGCCAGTTTCCCGGCCATGGTGGAAAGTGCAGTACTCATTGTTAAATCCCTCAAAAATTAAAACGGGCAGCCGGTACGGTGTTCCCAGTCGTATTCCGCCTGGGCGTAAGCAACTACCGAAATGAAATCGTTGTAGGCCTCGCCAGCTTTATCGCTGCGAAGCCCTTCGTATGGGCTGGAGTCTATCGGGATCGTGAAGTGGAAGAGGCCGGACGGCTCTTTAGGCATCATGTCGATGATTTTCTGCGCCCGGTCGTCGATCCACTTCTCTTTCTCGTCGGTGATCTGCTGCTCAGCCCAGCGCCGATCTTCGATGCGGTCGTAAGTGAGGTATGCGTTCATGGTTGCCTCAGTAATGAATTTTCGCGCAGGGGATCAGGTCATCTTTCAGAGCGGTAAGCACTTCGATAGCCTGCTCGCGGGTTAAGCTGGTTTGGCTGGTGAGCGCGTTAACGATGTTGGTGCCGACCGTCTTGCGGTGCTTAACGTCAGCTTCACGCTTTGCCTGCTCATCGGCGAGGCGCTTCTCTTCGGCCAGGCGGGCATCTTCGGCCTGTTTGGCCTTCAGGCGCTCGGCTTCAACCGCCGCGGCTTTTTCGCGTTCCGCCCGGGCTTCCGCTTCCTGCTTCTCGCGAGCTGCACGCTGTTCCGCTTCGACGCGCTGGCGCTCCGCCAGTTCAGCGCGGGCTTTCTCTTCGGCTTCACGGCGCGCTGCGGCTTCAATCTCCGCTTTGTGCTTCGCTTCGGCATCGCGGCGGGCTTGTTCTGCCGCTTCCTGTTTCAGCCGCTCATCACGTTCACGCTGAGCCTGTTCCGCCAGACGGCGCTGCTCTTCGCGGTCACGGTCAAAATCCTTGTTCATCAGTAGAGCCATTTCGTGGTCCGCTTCGAACTTGGCAGCCAGCTCCTGATCGAACCTGATGTTCATCTCCAGCGCTTCGGCGTGCATCGCGTTCATGGCTTCTTCAGCCTTAATGCGTTCCTGCTCGGCTTCCCATTCGGTGAGTGGGCGGCGGGTCGCATCGCGCAGCTCGTCGCAGGCATCAACGAATCGCTTAATTTCGGCCTCAGCCGGACGCACAGCCTCTTTCAGGCGCTTCAGGTACTCACGGCCCGGCTTTTCGATTGCCGTCTTGCTGCGGGACACCTGCGCTGCCAGAGAGGCAACACGGTCACGGCCTTTCTTCGTGGACAGGTCCGACACTTCGTTTACAGCCTGGCGGATTTGCTCAAGGTACGCGTCAAGGCCGCCCGCTACGTAAAGCACTGGGGCCTGTTCCGGCTTGATTTCGATGACAGTTAAGTCCGTTACTTCGCTCATGGTTTCTCCTGAAATTTGGATGTGCAGATCCCGCCCGCGTAATGCCAGGCCGAACGGTTGAATAGGGTGGTTAGTGCTGGATAGGGTTGCCGTGACCGTCAAGAAGGACGTCAATCACGCAGTCACTGAGTCGGATTATTTCTGCGTCAGTGTGCAGGTATACCCATTTGCGCTCCTGAATGACTGCTGAGACGCGATATGTGCGGCCTTCATGCAATGCCATCATGCCGGGCGTGACGCACTGGCGAATGAGCGGGGTGGTGCCGTAGTGGTTGATCATGCCTTCACCTCAACCTGTTCCAGGAGGCCAGCGATATTCATCTGTTGGCGGTTCATCGTCAGCTTTTCACGCGGGTTAGATACCGACGTCAGCTGCCACTCGTTATCGTTGAGCTTTTTGGCGGTGTACTGCTTGCCGTTGTGGGTGACTGTCATCTCACACCACCTTGAATAAGAACCAGCCCATACCGCACACAATCAGGCCCACAATGGTTATTGCGGAAGACATGCGTACATGGTCAATGGCTAGTTTTGAAAGTGGCTGGCGATGTTCTTTTTTCGTCAGCGAGTTGATTGCTATGCCGAGCAGAAACGTCCCGACAAACCATAATGCGTATATCTTTAAGCCCAACTCCAAATCACTCATAAATCCTCTTGGCCTTATCGCGGCGAACGGAACGGTTAATACAAGACTTCAACGCATTTATTCAGTGTTTCAATGGGCGGTGGATGGCCGCCGGTTTTCATAACTAAGCCGCCTCGGTGAAGCGACTGAGGTATGAAAAAGCCCTCCGGAGAGGGCTATGTGTTTCGCTTAATCATTGGGTAAGCCAGAGCAATTACACCTGCCACTAATACCCCGTCAGCCAGCATCGACATCAACTTCCCGGTGAAATCGACAGCAATCACCAGGAAGAGGAGGACGCCGATAATCAACCAGCGCAATTTATCCATCAGATATAAGCGTCGAGTGATAACTGAAGAGCCTGAGCGATTTTCTTCAGCTGTTTTTCTTCGTCTTCGCCGATGCCGTCGTTATCGGCTACGTCAAGGCACAGGCAGAGCACATCAACTGCGTCTGGAGTACCTGCCACATCTGCAAGTTCGCGCATTGCCTGGGCATTAGCAGAGCGAGGGGACGCTTCGTACTGTGCGCGAATGTTGCTGCTCATGCTGGCGATCTCACCTGCGAAAGCAGAGAACGCTGGTTTTGCCTGAATGGTTTTCTCCAGCGTTGCAATTTCTGACGCATCACAAGTACCGTCTGCATAAGCGATCGAGTAACAGCCCCACACCGTTGCTTCAACTGCGTCGCGGTTTTCCATCTTCTTCACTTCGACGATCGCCTTGCGTGCTTTTTTCTTAAACAGTCCGAACATTTGACTACCCTCTTGGTTTAAGCCATCAACTTGATGGCGACATTTGACTTACCGTCAGCCCCTCGTAAAGAGCTGCTGGTAAATCGTGTTGCCATAATTGCCGCTCCTCCTGAGCCCGCCTATGGTCCGACGCATGGTTTACTGTCGCGCCGTTCGACTGACCGAATCTCCACTTCGCTGCTGGCTAACTTCGCTCAGCTGTCGATGTTTCGTTTCGATGGGTAAATTTAGCGTGATGCTAAATTATGCGCAATAGCAAAATGCTAAATTGTTGAATGGTTTTATTTAGCGTATTGATTAATAAGCGATTAAAAATTTACAGCGAAGGAATTCGGGACGTAAAAAAGCCCGCGCGATGGCGGGCTTGAGGGGTTTTGCGTGAGGTTATGGGATGTTTAGTATTTTGGCATCAACCACAACGCCGATGATTTTGCAGTTTCCATTAATTTCTAGCATTGGATATGCGGGGTTAAGGGGCTTTAGGAAGCGTCTGCCGGCATCGATTACAAGCTTCTTAAAGGTCGCTTCGTTATCGCCTTCTAGCTTCGCGACAACCAGCTTTCCGTTGCGCGGCTCGACTTCAGGATCAACAAGTATCGCTGCTCCCTCGGGTATGCTCAGTCCAGCCGGGGAGGTCATAGAATCCCCTTTAACGTCCAGCCAGAATGAATCTTCTGAGCAGTCAACAGTCGTGTCATACCAGCGATCTATCGCTCTTCGGTGATAAGGTTCTACAGCTTCCATCCATTGCCCCGCGCTTACCCAGCTGATTACAGGATAACTTCCTTTTGTCTCGTTCAGTCCTCGAAATGCAACGTTCGAAGGTTCTTCACTGGCGTGTAAAACATCCATCCAGCCAAAAGGCAGATCAAGCGCAGTTTCAATTTTGCGAGCCATCTTATCGCCGATATTGCGATGAGGGTTTGGTCCCAGTAGCTGGCTAAGCGCAGCCGGACTTGTCTCGATGAGCTCGGCAAACTGCGCTTTGGTCATTCCAGACTCGTGCTGACGCTTCTCGTACAGCGCTTCCAGGTTGGCTTTTCTGATTTCTTTATTTTCCATACCTGCATTGTTACCGCTTTTAGCAAAATGATAAATGTGCAAATTGCTAAATGATGCTTGCGTAGTATTTAGCATAACGCTAAACTCCAAATCAAACGACTCACCCGGAGACACCAATGAGCACTGAACTACACCGCTGGCGCAAGGCCGCCACTACCGACGAATGGGCGCAGCTCGCAAAGTTGGCTAACACGACGCCAGGTTACCTGGACCAGATCGCCTACGGAAATCGCCGGGCATCTCCAGAAATGGCATCTGCTATCGAGAAAGGCACGAAGAATTTTCACCGCCAGGCTCCGGTCCTAAAAGAAAGCCTGGTATTCGCATCGCCGCGTGATACTGCGGCCTAACCACGAAAGGGAAAGCAATGCATTCACTTGCGTATCAACAAGGTAACAAATTTTCGCCAACGGCGATGATTTACCAGAATCGCCGGGAGCCTGATTCCACGGCGTTAAACATCGATGGGATCCGCGCAGCTGTTCGCGCCTGGGCAGCTGATTGCCGAAGCCGTGAATTTGTCGCCGCGCTGATCGTGGAAGAGTGGCGGGCGTCCGGCGGAACCGGTCTGGATATCCCGACTGACTCGCACCGCCAGATGCAGAAAGTGTTTCGATGGATTGATGGCGATACCGAATACGCCGCCAACAACATTCGCCAGCTGGCCCCGGCAATCATGTCGGTCCTGCCGCTGGAGTACCGAAACCGTCTGGCGCCGCAGAACGACACGATGTCGCTGATCGCCTCTGCGATGAAAGAGTGTGCCGAGGCTAAACAGGCCGTGCTGCTGGACGCTCCAGAGCATCAGAAGCTCAAAGAGGTAAGCGAGGGTATAGCGTCGCTGTTCCGCCTCATGCCGGAGCAGGTAGGACCGCTGATGACGATGGTTACATCGATGCTGGGGGTTATATGAGAGGCACAAGAAAAGAAAAAGCCCTTGAAGCGGTAACTTCAAAGGCCCTTATCACACTGTGTTACGCCAAGTAACGGGAGTAAGTATGTCAAACACCGCTGAAATAATCAATTTCCCAAATAAAACCGAACAACCGGGAGGTCGTATGGTCGACCTGTCGAACGGGTATACCAAGGTCGCTAACGAGATCCAACAGCTTAAGCCTCGCCTGAGACTGTCAGGCCGGGAATGGCAATGTTTTGAGGCGGTGATCTGGCTTACCTACGGCTGGAACAAGAAACAGGACCGCGTGACAAATACGGTTATTGCCGAGCTTACGGGCCTGAGCGATACGCATGTATCGGACGCGCTTAAGTCTCTCGCAGAACGCAAAATCATCTTTTCACAGAAGCAGGGCATGATGAAAATCGTCGGTGTAAACACTGACCTTTCAGCATGGATTTTAGACAAACCGGAAACGGGAAGAAAATTCCCGAAAACGGGAAAATCCTTCCCGAAATCAGGAATAACCTTCCCGAAAACGGTAGACACCCAATACAAGAACAAGAACAGTATTAAAAGATCTTCGTCCGAGAATTCTGACGAATCCTCTGACGCACGTCTGAAGAAATTTTTATCAACTCATCCTGAAGCTGCGGTCTACACACCATCCGGTGCGAAGTGGGGCTCTGCTGAAGACCTCGAGACAGCTAAGTGGATTTCCTCCAGGGTGAAGCTGATTAACCCAACCTGCAAAGCCCCGGACATGACCTCCTGGTCTAACACTGTTCGCCTGATGCGCCAGATAGACAACCGGTCGCACCAGGACATCTGCGCGCTGTATGACTGGGCTAGCAAACACCACTTCTGGCAGACCAACATCCTGAGTCCCGAAAGCCTGCGTAAGCAGTGGGACAAGCTGACAATGCAGCGTAACGCCGGAGGTGAGCAGCGCGCTGTCAAGCCAGATCTGGACTTCAACAACACTGACTGGGCCTATGGGGTGATCCGATGAAATCTCTTGCAGAGCAGATGCGTAACCACGACCGCGAGCAGATGAGCCGCATGGCCCATAACCTGCCAGAGCAGTACCAGGAGTGCGCGCCGGTCGAGCAGGTGGCGCAGGTATTCAACAAGCTGTTCAACGAGCTGCGCGCCGCGTTCCCGGCCAGCATGGCGAACTTCCGCACCCAGGAAGACCTGAACGAATTCCGCCGTCAGTGGCTGCTGGCGTTTCAGGAGAACGGGATCCACACCATGGCTCAGGTCGATGCCGGCATGCGCATTGCCCGCCGCCAGGAGCGCCCATTCCTGCCGTCGCCGGGCCAGTTCGTCGCCTGGTGCAAGCAGAGCGGCGGCGCGCTGGGCGTCAACGTTGACCAGGTGATCGCCGAATACTGGGACTGGCGTAACCGCTCGTTCGAATTCATCTCCAGCGAGCAATTTCCATGGTCGCAGCCGGTCATGTACCACATTTGCGTAGAATTGCGCCACCGCAGCACCGAGCGCCAGTTAACGCATGGTGAACTGGCACGCGAGGCAGGCGATCTGCTGGACATGTGGGAAAGGCGCGTCACCGAGGGTAAGCCAGTGCCGCCGGTACGCCGGGCTATTGCCGCACCAGCTGCCGAGCAAGGGCCGACGCCGATCCAGCTGCTGCTGGCCAAGTACAACCGCAACAAGTCGAACGGGATGGTGTGACATGAACATAACAATCCGTGAGCAGGTGCTGGCAGCCCTGCGCAACAACCCAGGGTTGAACAACGCCAAACTGGCAGGGCTTATCGGCATGGACACCAAAAAGATATCCGGAACGGTGAGCACGCTGCTGGCAGACGGCCTGATCCGCTGCGAAGGAAAATACGGCCAGCGCCTTTACAGCCTGACCAGCTACGGAATGCGCTTCGCCCCTGACACGATACTTGGCATGAAGCAGGGTAAGTCGAAGTTAATTCAGCGGACGGACACAAATGTGATCTGCCAGGAGTGCCGCAACAGCGCGGCGATGAGAAGGGTATTGATGGTTTGGGGGAGGGTAGGGGTATGACAAACGTAAGTGCAGTAGAAAAAATGGCTGAATTAATGCAGCAGATGGAAGAGAACTCGCCCCGAGTTGCTGCTCTCCAGTATTGCCTGACACAGGTTGCGGAAAAAGTCGAAGAAGCAGAAAAGCGCAATGCGGAGCTTGAAGCCAGATGCGCTGCGCTGAGTGCGGAGAATTCGGGACTGAAGTCAGCGATTGACGCAACTATCGGATGGCAGCAATCAACCGATCCGGAGAATGTCGAAAGCGTTCGAATGCTGGTCGACGTTAAAACCCCGGTAACCGACGCTTTCCTGGCTGAAGTTCTGGCGCATGGGGTGGAGATGGCGGCTTGCGCTCTTGATGACGTAAACCAGTTTAATTACGCAAACATGCTTGACGATTTAGCGCAGAAACTTCGCAAGGACTCCAACACCGCAGACCCGTTAGCCGCTGGCATCATCACTGAGGTGGGGGATTAGGGTATGGCTAAGTCACAAATGAAATTGGCTAATCGCGCATGGCGTACAGAAACAAAGGCTTTGGGCTGGCATGAAGGGCGTGGGATGAATCGCAAGCAATGGAAAACTTTCTGCCGGGAAAATGCCGCCACAACCGTAGAGTCGCAAAAATACAGCGATTGTCCTGTATTTGGCGATCAGCAAGAAGCCAGAGAAATCGTTGCCGAAGAACTTACCGAATGGACACTATAGGGCTAACCCATGACCAAACTAACCAAAGAACGCTTGGAAGAAATCGCAGAGCTTGCAAGAAAGGCGACGTACAAGCCATGTGCAATGCACATGACGAATTTATTGGTAGTATGCGATAGCGAAGTTATCGAGGAAATGGCCCGCCAGTTGCTTGCAAGCATGGAGCAGGAGCCTGTGTCGTACACCTGTAGTGACGCGTTAGATGATGTTTACTGTGGTAGCGCAGCCATGATGGGGCCCGCTGGCGCTGTGGGAGAAGTACCACTCTACGCAGCACCACAGTTACCGCAGCCAGCGGTGTTATCAGTGTCTGAGGGCGTGCTTAAAAGCCTCTTACCCGATGTTGAGAAGTCCGAGTTCTGGTTTGAGCATAATGGGAAAATCTTTTTTGAAGGTGTGAGGTTTAACAATGCGGTATTTGAAGCCTGCCGCGCCGCCATGCTTCAGGGTGCCGAACTTGTAAGTAATCGTGATGAGTTGCCGGATGGTTGGGTGGCTTGCAGTGAGCGGATGCCGGAGAAAGCTGATGAAGTTTTGTGTGCCAAAGAATTCGATGGTCCAGGTGATTGGCGCCAAAAGGTTGGTTATTACTTAGCGGGGAAATGGACGGTGTATAGCGCATCATGGACGCCGACCCACTGGATGCCACTGCCAGCAGCACCGCGGCAGGAGCTGAAGTGACGAACAAGATGACGAGAGTTACCATAGATATAAATCAAGGCCCTTAGGGGCCTTTTATTCTATGATAAACGGACTTTGTTTGAGAGTGACGCCATGAAGCCCAAGAAGCTAAATGCTGAGCAGCAATACAAATTAGACCTTGAATTGGTCAAGAAGAAGCCTGCGAACCGGACCGAGGCAAAAGCCCATTTGGCCTCACAGTTACGGATCAGCAAGTACAAGACGCAGACCTCTTCCAAAATCCGCGTAGGCAGTTTTAAGGGGCGGAAGAAGGTACATTTCAGTAAGGCGGAACGAGCAGCCAGGGCAGCACTAAATAAAGCAAATGCCATTAGATTTTCCGAAGGGGAGGTCGAGTCCGTCGATACGGATAGAATCTCAGAAAGTAACAAACGCTGGCGCGGGAGAACTGCTGACTAATGTCTGACTGGAATATTGCTGCAAAGCCGCAGGAAGAACGCGACAAGGTCAACGTTGACCTGGCAGCCTCCGGCGTAGCCTACAAAGAGCGCCTGAACATGCCGGTTATCGCTGAGGTGGTGATGCGTGAGCAGCCCGAGCATTTGCGTGATTACTTCCTTGAGCGTCTGAAGTTTTATCGCGAGAAGTCGATAGATTTACCAAGGGCATCCGATCCGCGGTACATGGAAATGGCTGATTCTAATAAAAAATAAGCCCTAACGTGTTGATGACCTTATCAGACCTAAACAGGAGGTTTTTCTAAAGTGATTAATATCATTGTTGATTCCAATGCTTGGAATTTTTTACATGTGAGTGGGATCTCCTTAAGCAACGAGCTTCTTAGCGATTATAACTTTCAGATAACATTAGAGGTGTCTCGTGAATTGCAGGAGTTAGTGGGCAAGGAAGGGAAGGAAGCTCTTTATGAATTCTTTGTAAGTGAGACTCAGTCGCTTGAAGAGCCCTTATGCTATTTTGGTTTTTACAATGAGTCAGTGCCTGCTGATGAACAGCGGTTTGGTGGATTTGGTGTTGGCGGGTTCGCATCTGTTCATCAAGATGATTATTTTCAGAAAACATTCCGCCAAATAAAATCATCAAAGCGTGGTATTTATTATGGCAATGAAGCTGACATGCTGATCGGGTCAAGAGGAATTGGGAACACTTTCATACTAACAGAAGATAATAATAAGTCAGGCCCGATGAAAGAGGCTGAGAACACTATCTTTGTTTCAAGAAAATTTCCTATGACTGTGGAGCAGTTTAAGGAATATCTTGATCTTGAAACCTCAAAAACTCTTTAGTTACTGCGCTTTGATTTTTCATAATCACTCCGCCATAATCATGTCATCGGAGCCTGAACAACTCCGGTGACTTCTTCGCATTTAAGGGGACTTAAATGCGACCACAATCTGAACTCATCGCCTTGTCACAGATGCAGACATGCACCTGCGATTTTCTGCATTCTGCGGTTTCCGTCAAGGAGGCCGTATGATTATCTCCAAAGACGGCATCAAGCTACACCGTGGAAATCTTGGTGCTATCACTCAGCATCTGAAGCCACTTCTCGAAAACGGTGAGTGCTTCCGGCTCCAACTCAAAGACTGGCGCGAGAAGAGAAGCCTTTCACAAAATAGTCTGAGCCACGTTTGGTACAAGGAAATAAGCGACTACCTGATCAAGTCTGGGCGCACTGACGCAACGCCTGCATGGGTAAAGCGAAACCTCAAAAAAACTTATCTGGGTTATGAAGAGGTTGAGTACACCGATTTCGTCACCGGAATTAAGACGATTGAATTAGAACTCCGCCACACGTCCGATCTGGACACTGGCGACATGCACCATTTCATGTGCCAGGTGGAAGGCTGGTGCGCTCAGTTTGGCCTGGTGCTCACAATCCCTCAAAGCAGCGAATTTCAGGTGCTGCGCGATAAGCAGGAGGCCTGATGTCAACTCCACTTTCCCGCGTCATCACAAACGAAATCTTTCGCGTTCCAGCGCGCCGCAAGCCTAAGCCCGCGGTTAAGCCGTCCGATATCCCGACCCTGAAAGACTACACCGCCCGCCTGGTGGATCAGAAATGGCTGCGTCTCGCAGCGAGGAGAAAATCAGCATGAGCATGTATCAACGAATTAATGGCGCTGACTGGCGCAATATCTTCGTCGTCGGCGATCTGCATGGGTGCTACACGCTGCTGATGAATGAGCTCGAAAAGGTTTCGTTCGACCCTGCGCGTGATTTGCTGATCTCGGTTGGTGACCTTGTTGACCGCGGCGCGGAAAACGTCGAGTGCCTGGATCTGATTACTATGCCGTGGTTCAGGGCAGTGCGCGGTAACCATGAGCAGATGATGGTTGATGGGCTTTCAGAGCATGGAAACGTCAATCACTGGCTGGTAAACGGTGGCGGTTGGTTCTTCAATCTCGACTATGACAAAGAGGTGCTGGCTAAGGCTCTGGTTCACAAGGCAGCTGAGTTACCACTCATCATCGAGCTGGTTACCTCCGATCGGAAAATCGTAATTTGCCACGCTGACTACCCGCATAACGAATATGCGTTCGACAAGCCGGTCCCGAAAGACATGGTCATCTGGAATCGTGAGCGGGTTAGCGACGCTCAGGGCGGCATTGTCTCGCCGATAGCCGGTGCTGATCTGTTTATCTTCGGCCACACCCCTGCGCGCCAGCCCCTGAAGTATACCAACCAGATGTACATCGACACAGGAGCGGTGTTTTGCGGAAACCTCACGCTGGTTCAGGTGCAAGGTGGTGACCATGAGTAAAACCTACCGCAGCAAGAAGTGGCTCGCCGCAGTCGGCCAGATTGAGCAATGCGTCCTTTGCGGAGCGTGGGGCGTACAGGTAGCACACCGCAATGAAGGTAAGGGAATTGGCATGAAGACAGACGACTGCGCCACCGCCGCTATCTGTGTCACCTGCCATTCAGAGATTGATAACGGGAAGGGGCTTAGCCGTGACGAGCGCCGCCAGTTAATGGATCGCGCCATCGTCCTGACCATTATTCAGATTGCCCGTCGTGGCTTGGTGGTGCCTGCATGAAAATCTACAACATCACACCAATCGGCAAGCCTCGCATGACCCGCGCGGATAAGTGGAAGCAGCGTCCACCTGTAATGCGTTACCGCGCTTTTTGCGATGAGGTCCGCCTGCGCAAGTTGACCATGCCTGAATCCGGATCACATGTGACATTCGTCCTACCAATGCCACCAAGCTGGAGTAAGAAGAAACGAGCGGAGTTCGCCGGGAAGCCCCACCAGGCCAAGCCAGACTGCGACAACATGCTGAAAGCCCTGATGGATGCGCTTTATGAGGATGATGCTCACATCTGGGATTGCCGCATCACAAAGGTCTGGGGAGAGAAGGGGCAGATCATTATCGGGGAGTGCGCACCGTGACCAGAGACGAGATAACCCGATATCAGGCCGAAAGCGTTAAGCGCGCCAACCTGCCGCCAATAGCAAAGCACAGCCAGACCAAAACCAACCAGCCACAGAAGGAAGCCGCATGAACAGTCAGCAACTGGAATACGTACGTCAGCAGCTCATTGTGGCGACCGCAGACCTCAGCGGGGCGACGAAAGGGCAGCTGGTAGCTTTCGCCGAGAACGCGCAATTCACCGCGACGGCGCGGAGTCGGGGCCGGAAAAAGGTATTCGACAAGGATAAGCAGCGCATGGTCAATCCTGACGGCCAGCCGATGAGCGGCAACCAGTCCCGCGCTAAGGGCTCGTCTATCGCGCTGGTGGGCCCGGTAGAGTACGGGACCGCATCGTGGCGCCGCGCTGTTCTGTCGCTTGAAGACCATCAGAAAGCGTGGCTGCTATGGAACTATAGCGAGAACGTGCGCTGGTGCTATCAGGTGGAAATCACTCAATGGGCGTGGGCAGAGTTCCGGGAGCAGCTCGGCGCGAAGAAGGTGGCCGGCAAAACGATGGAGCGCCTGAAGAAGCTTGTCTGGCTCGCGGCTCAGGACGTGAAAGCAGAGCTGGCAGGGCGTGAGACGTACGAATATCAGGCGCTGGCGTCGCTGGTTGGCGTAACGCCAAAAAACTGGTCAGAGACCTTTACTGACCGCTGGGTTGAGATGCGCAGCATCTTCCTGCGACTGGATAGCGGGGCTTTATTGCAGGTTACGCGATCACGTTCACAACAAAAGGCGACAAATTTAGACTCAAGTCTTGCAAAACTGGATTGAAACGCATATATTTCATGTAAATCTGATATCGTCGCCATAGCTTCGTAGGTCGACAAAGAATTAAGAGCCTCGCCATCGTGCGGGGCTTTTTTATTTGCGGTACGCAGCACACAGAACCCACTACCTGGGACCCTTCGGCCAGAGAGCCGACATTGCCTTACCCTCACATTGCCAGCCTGTCGCTGGCTTTTTTATTTGCGATGTCCGGTCGTTGTTTCCTGGCATCCTTCCACTCTACACAAACAGCACCCCGTTCTTTCGGAGGTGATATGGCAAAGCGTATGAATGACGACCATAAAATTGTAGGCCTGTCCTGGTTAGTCCTGCTCGGCATTGCATGCTGGGGCGGTTTAGTTCGCTACCTGATCGACGTAAAGCAGAATAAAGCGACATGGAGCTGGATAAACGCGCTGGCACAGATCGCTGTCTCCGGCTTTACCGGTTTGATTGGCGGGTTGATAAGCGTGGAGAGTGGGTTGAGTTTTCACATGATCCTTGTCACGTCCGGCATTAGCGGGGCGATGGGTTCAGTGGCTCTGACCTATTTCTGGGAACGCTTGACGGGGATGAAGAATGCAAACCAGTGATAAAGGCATTGCCCTGATCAAAGAGTTCGAAGGTTGCAAGCTCACTGCCTATCAGGACAGCGTCGGCGTTTGGACGATCGGTTATGGCTGGACTCAGCCCGTCGACGGGAAACCAATCCGTGCCGGGATGACAATTAAGCAGGAAACGGCAGAACGCCTGCTGAAGACAGGAATGGTCAGTTACGAAAGTGACGTGTCACGACTGGTTAAAGTTGGCCTGACTCAGGGGCAATTCGATGCCCTGGTGTCGTTCACGTATAACCTCGGTGCGCGGTCATTGTCGACATCGACTCTCCTGCGAAAACTCAACGCCGGAGATTACGCTGGTGCAGCCGATGAGTTCCTGCGCTGGAATAAAGCTGGTGGGAAGGTGCTGAATGGGCTGACACGTCGGCGGGAGGCAGAGCGAGCTCTGTTCCTGTCATGATTAGCGCACTGGTTAAGCGTTACTGGCTGCAGTTGCTGGTGCTGGCGTTAATCGGCGCACTGGCTTTCTTCGTGAACCACTACCGCGACAACGCCATCACTTACAGAGACCAGCGCGATAAGGCCACTGAGAAACTCCTCCTGGCGACCGCCACCATTAAAGACATGCAGACCCGCCAGCGTGATGTCGCTGCACTGGATGCCAAATACACCGGAGAACTGGCTGATGCCAAAGCCACTATCGATCAGCTTGAGCGTGATGTTGCTGCTGGCAAACGTCGGTTGCAGCTCAACGCAACCTGTCCCGCGAACGGAACGGCCAGCGCCACCGGCCTGGATGATGCAACCGGCCCCCGACTTACTGACGCCGCTGAACGGGATTATTTCACCCTCAGAGAGCGAATTGAAACCATCACCAGCCAACTGACAGGCCTGCAAGCGTATGTGCGTGAGCAGTGCATTAGATGATTGCTAAGCTTCAAATAACAACAATTTTCATGTGTACAATCAGGCGCTGATAGTTTAATTTTTAGTGATATTAAAACCATATCAATCAATAATTTAACTTAGGTGAATGAATGTCCATGAAGCGTATTACCGTTTTGCTTTCTGCGCTCCTGCTTGCAGGATGCACTAACTATTCTGCACAGCAACCTTATCGCTCTCCCAATGGAGAGCAGATGCTCATTAGTGCCAATATGCCAAACGGAATACTGAAGTTGTGGGTTAATGATGTCCTGGTTGTTGATGATTCATTCCTTAACCAGGATAAAAGTCTTTCGGCCGCTTTCGCCCAAAGCTACACGAACGTATACAACGGCGACTATAAGGGTAAAAAAGTTATGGCCCGCTGTAAGTTTTCCCGTGACGCAAAGGAATGTGATGTCTTCGTTGACGGCGAGTATGCAGCCAACCTCTTCCTGAGATAAATAGCCAGGCATTACAGCAGGCATTCACTGAGTGCCTGTGATAATGCTAAAGTGATAACTCACACTAATGGTGGGGGTTTTCATGAAGCACTTAATTCACTCTTTCATTTTGAAAACGGACGATGGGTCTACCATCAAGTACGAGATTTACTGTAAAAACCATGAGCTTGGTTACCACAAAAAAGTACCTGAAGGCTCCTGTCAGATCATTTCATCAAAGCTTGACCCTGATGATCGAGATTTTAAAGTGACTGACATCAACCTAAACATTGATGCCCTGTACAAAGCCAATCAGCCAGCCCCTAATACTTGGTACTCAGATGGACAGGATCGTGTAAGCCTGGATATGGTTATCAGCTATCTCGCTAAGTTGAAGTAACTAATGTTCATCAGTGTCTTAAGCCTCGCTAATGCGGGGCTTTTTTAATGGAGCCAAACCTCAGGAAGATAACCATGGCGAATGAAGATGATCTCCGCCCGCTGCCATTATCCGCATTCGTCGGAGAGTTCGCTCCGTACATTCGGTTAGCTCCTGCTGATGGTGTATGGCAATGGGTGCAGGAGCAAATCATCGCCGATTCCGGTCATCTGCATAACCCTGACCACGCACACCTCGCTGATGCTGATATAGCGTTCTTGTGGGCGGCAACCGCATTCACCAAAAAAGGGCGAGCCGTTCTCGGTCAGGCCGAAGAGGTAATGATGCGTGCTGGTGGATGGCAAAAAGCCCGGATGGAACAGCAGATGCATGAGTGGTTCGGACATAAACCGGACTTCATTATCACGCTGGCCGGTGACTTCTGCCTGCAATGCTCTGACCTGGAATTCTGCGCGCTGGTAGAGCATGAGCTTTACCACATAGCGCAGGAGACCGATGAATTCGGCTCCCCGAAGTTCTACCGCGATTCCGGATTGCCAAAGCTATACCTACGCGGCCACGACGTTGAAGAGTTCGTTGGCGTGGTTCGGCGATACGGAGCGAGTGCCGACGTGCAAGAGCTGGTGGACGCAGCAAATCAACCTGCAGAGGTGGCAAAACTTAACATCGCCAGAGCGTGCGGGACGTGCATGCTGAAACTGGCTTAAATACTGGACTGTATAAGACGAATGGTGATTTATGGCTGCATTAAAACCTGATGTGAAAGCCTTCATCATTCAGTCGCTTGCGTGCTATGACACGCCATCGCAGGTGGTCGAGGCTGTCCAAAAAGAATTCGGGATCAAGATCACCCGCCAGCAGGCTGAATCTCACGACCCCACGAAGGCCAGCGGTAAGACGCTCGCAAAAAAGTGGGTCGAACTTTTCAACGCAACTCGCGAACGCTTCCAGAATGAAATTTCCGATATCCCGATCGCCAATAAAGCCTATCGGTTGCGTGTCCTGCAAAGGATGTCGATGACCGCTGAGAATATGAAAAATATCGGTATGACGGCCCAACTCCTCGAACAGGCCGCGAAAGAAGTTGGCGAGGCATATAGCAACAAGCAGAAGCTTGAACATTCAGGCCCGAATGGTGAGCCCATACAGCATAATCACACAGTAAGCGCGGAGGATCTGACTGATGAGCAGCTCGCCGCAATTATCGCTGGTAAGTAAGCAGGAAGCAGCGGCAGAGTTACTCAAGCGGCGCAACGCACGGGCCAGCCTTCACGATTTCATTCGATACATCAACCCTGATTACATCGTCAGCGACTTTTCGCGAAAGGTCTGCTCAGAGCTGGACACCTTTCTGGAGGATATGGCCGCCGGAAAGAGGCCGATACTGATTCTCGGCGCGCCGCCGCAACACGGTAAATCGGATATCGTCTCGCGCTATCTGCCTGCGTATTTCTTCGGTAAATACCCGGAAATGCGCGTGGGCGCGCTTTCGTACTCTGCTGACCTGGCTGGAGATATGAACGCTGATGTGCAGCGGATTATGTCCACGCCGGAATACCGCAACATATTCCCCGGTGCCTGGCTGTGCAACAAGCCCGCTGATGGCGTGGCGGTGAAGCGCAACACTGATGAGTTCGGCATTGCCAACCACAAAGGGACGTATGTCTGTGCTGGCGTGGGTGGCCCACTGACGGGTAAGAAAATAGATCTCGGTATCATCGATGACCCGATAAAGAACTCGAAAGAAGCGCTGTCGCCGACCACCAAAAAATCCATCTGGAACTGGTACGTCTCCACGTTCAAAACGCGTCTGTCGAAAAACAGCGGCGAAATCATCATGGCGACCCGCTGGGCGACGGATGACTTATCCGGGCGTGTGGTGGAAATCACGCCGCGCGCCAAGGTGCTGGCGTTCCCTGCTATCAATGAGCAGGGCGAAGCGCTGGTGCCTGAACTGCACCCGAAAGAAAAGCTGCTCGAAACCAAAATCATCCTCGGGGATTACTTCTGGTCTGCGATGTATCAGCAGTCGCCAAAACAGGCCGGCGGCTCAATCTTCAAAGACGAGTGGATCAAGTACTACCTCCCGAAAGACTTGCCGACCAACTTCGACATCGTCGTCCATAGCTGGGATATGACCTTCAAAGACAGCGAGGGGACCGACTACGTTGTCGGCCAGGTATGGGGCAAAAAGGGCGCAAACGCCTACCTACTTCACCAGGTGCGCGCGCGCATGAGCTTCACCGCAACGCTGAAAGCCGTTAAACGCATGGCCGACGAATACCCCAAAGGCTTACGTAAGCTGGTGGAGGACAAAGCCAACGGCCCGGCGGTTATTGATTCACTGAAAAGCACCGTTGCGGGGCTCGTTCCCGTTGAACCGGACGGCAGCAAAGTAGCCCGCGCGCATGCGATCACCGCTGTATGGGAAGCGGGTAACGTTTTCCTTCCCCATAAAGACATCGCTCCGTGGATCACCGAGACGGTTGAGGAAATTACCACGTTCCCTGTTGGCGCGAACGATGACGTTGTCGATGCAATGACGCAGGGGTTACGCGATTTGTATCAGAGAAAAACACTCAGCCCACTGGACATCATGTAATGACGAGAAAAAATATCGTTGGTCGTCTGAATGATGGCCTGGTTAGCTTAATGACCTCGCTCGGCGAGAAGATCGGAGCGGTACGGTACAGCAGCACAAGGCCAGATGTGCCGGATAAAGAACTTCTCGCGATGTATAAAAAATCGTGGGTGGTGAAAAAGTACATCAACAAAACCGCTGACGACATGCTGAAGTTGCCCCGTAAATTTTCGGGCGATGTCGATAGCTCCATAACCAAGCGCATCGCAGACGCTGAAAAAGAACTGAAATTAAACTCAGTCTTTCACAGCGCGCTGGGATGGGCCTCTCTGCTGGGTGACTCGCTAATCGTGGCTATCACTGATTGTGCCGATGATCAGATTGCCTTGCCGCTCAATTTGCAGAGCGAAGATATCGTTAAATTCCTGGTGTTTCGAAAAGGTGAGTACACGCCGGACAGTAAAGTCATTACCGACATACGTTCGGACTGTTTTGGTGAGCCGCTGACGTATCAACTTGATGTCGGGACAAAGCAACTCAGGTTTCACCACTCCCGCTGCTGCCGGACAAAACTGGGTAATCACAGTATTAAGGATCGCGCGAAGTTTGGCACGTCAGACCTTCAGGCGCCCTACGAGCACATCAAAACGTTCGACACTGCAATCCTGAGCACCGGCGACACCATTCAGGAAGCGAATGTCGATGTTCTGTTTATCCCCGGCATGAATAACCAGATCGCAGCGGGTCAGGAAGGACAGGTGCGCGAGTACGCCAGGGTGATGAAGGACACCAAATCTTCAACCGGGATGTTATTGATTGATGCTGGTGATACTCAGGCGCAGGGGCGCTATGAGCAAAAAAACGCGCAATTTACCGGACTGTCGGATGTGATCAGCAAAATGGCGATTGTACTGGCCGGGGCGCTGGACAGACCGATAACGGTTCTGTTTGGTGAGTCGGCCAGCGGGTTCAGCAGCGGCGAGGAAGATAACAAATCCTATTACGAGACGATTAACGGCCTGCAGGAGTCCCGTCTTCGCCCTATGCAGGATTTCGCCGATCAGTTCACGCTGGACAAACTCGCCATTACGGAAAGCCTTACCTACGAATATCCGACAATCGACAGCATTAACGAAGCAGACGAAGCTAACCGGTTTAGCCAGTATGCGACGGGCTTCAATACGCTGGTAACGTCGTCAATTCTGACGGAAGAAGTCGCAATCAGAGAGATGATTAACCGCGGCGTGCTGAAGACGGTCACCGAAGAAGAAATTAAGGGGATCGTCAGCGCTGGCGGTGATTCTGGTTCATGGGGGAGTTATGGAACTCAAACTGCTGCTGGAGCGCCAGCAGGGGCGGCGTAAGCCTCGCCGCCGGAGGATGCGCCCCCCAACACCGAGTAAGCGCGCAGAGGTCTGGTACCGGGACAGGCTGACGGATTTCATCGACAGCATGGTCCTGACGTTTGTTAACGAGCTGGGCAAGCCTGCGCTCACCGATGCTCCTGATAGCACACCTCTCTCGATTACGACGCGTCTTGCCGCTGTCATGCAGCGTCTGGCGAGCATTTCAATTCAGGAGGTCGCCGCCCGACTCTCTGCCGGATTCGTTACGCGGGCAAACCTGCAGAACAAAGAGCAGACGCAGCGCACTTTCTCTCAGGCTTTTGGGATTGATCTGACCGGGATGCTCGGCGATGGCGCGATAAAGCCAGAAATGGAAAAGGCGGTTAATGACAACGTTGACCTGATCACCTCCATCCATACCGACTTTATCCACGATATCGGCGCGGCGGTTTTCGAGAACATGAAAGACGGTGGCCGACATGAAAACCTCATTGACCTGATTAAGGTGCGTGGGGAGGTCACCCGCAATCGTGCAAGGTTCATCGCTCGTGACCAGACATCAAAACTGAACGCAGACCTGACTGAAGCTCGCAATGTGGCGCTTGGACTTGACCTGTATGAGTGGGGAGGTACTGGCGACGAACGTGAACGGGAAAACCATTTCGTTCTGAACGGCATGCTTTGCAAATATTCGGATCCGACAGTTTATTCAGACGACGGCGGTAAAACGTGGAAGAAACGTTCCGCCATCGGAGCATTTATCGGTAAGCCAGGAGAAGACTATCAATGCCGGTGCCTGGCTCTCCCTTACGTCTCATGGGATTAATCAATGAAATGGAAACGAACACCGCAGGGGTATGTGATTACCACTGCGACGATCACCCGCTCCGGACCGATTGAATATTACGGTCACGAGCTGGGGCTCACTGGCAGCGATGCCAACAAAAAAATCACTGTTGTCCGCACTCTCGACGAATTATCAAAACCTGAAACACTCGCTTCATTCAATGGCCTCCCGTTCACCATAACGCACCCCGACGACGGGGAAGTCACCGCCACTGACCACAAAGACAAAGCATCCGGGCATATAGCCAATACCCGTATCGAGGGCGGCGAGGTGGTCTGCGACGTTTATCTGACGGATGCCGTTGCAATTAAGACGCTGGAAGAAACGGGGATACGTGAAGTATCCGTTGGATATGAACCTGCTGAACTCGAGGAAAGAGGCGGGAAGTTTTACCACATCAACATTCGCGGCAATCACGTCGCGGGCGTGGCAGAGGGGCGCTACGGGCCTCAGTGTAAGTTAAACGATAAAAAAGGTAAGCCGATGTTCAAAACATTAACTGACGCCCTGAGTTTCCTGAAGGGCAAAAAACTGAAGGATGCGGACGGTGCAGCGCTAACTCCTGACGAACTGGTCGGCATGATCGCCGCGCTGGAAAAAGCACTGGAAGAACTCCAGGGGCAAGGGACTGACGAGGCGACGGCAAAGGCTCAGGAAGTGTTGGCGCAGCTCGCAGACCTGAAAAAGCAACTGGAAGGCATGACGGGGGCACCATCGCCGAACGATGAAGATCCTGCCGCTGGTGGTGACGACAAGGATGCGAAAATCACTGCGCTGGAAACCGAAAACGCCGATCTGAAAGCGAAAATTAAAACGCTGGAAGAAGAACTGGAACAGCTGAAATCCGGCAATGAAACCAGCACCACGCTGGCAGACGCGAAAGCCCGTTTCCCTAAAGTCAGCTTCAATGATGCCAAATCAGCGCGTGACGTGCGCGCCGCCGTACTGGTGAGCACTAAAGCATTTAACGATGCTGAGGTCAAAGTAATGACTGACAGCGAAGTCCGCGCGGCTTATGCAGCCATTCAGGCCACCTCGAAGCCACGCAGTGAAATCGGTGCTCATCTGTTTAACGACTCCGCGAATAAAAGCACTAAAACCGCAACTCAACGCCTTGGGGGTAAATAACTATGACTTTCGGATTCACTGACTGGGATGGTGCCGACGGCACTATTAAACCAGGTTCAATCAAACGCGCTTCCAGCTCGAACGACAAAGTGTGGGGCGAAGAGAATCTGACCGAAACAAAGTTGCCCTACGGCACGTTCGTAGCGGTCAACCCTGACGGCGGCGTGATGCCACTCGCAGCTGGCAAACGCATTCATGGGATTGTGGTGCGTGATATCTACGGTGATGGTGCACCGCACAATAAGCAGGTCAACGTCGGGCATTTTTCCCACGGCGATTGTGTTGGCGCGCTGACAGTCGATGACGCTGATTTTACTCGTGGCGCGGCGGCTTACATCGTGGCGACGGGTGCCGATGCCGGAAAGGTGACGACAGAAGCAGCCGGAAATATTGATTTGGGTTACTGGGTGGAAGATGTGAGCGCGGGTAATAACTGCGTGGCTATCACCCTGGGCTACGTACAACAGGCAGTTCAGCAGACGGAAGGAGCATAACCAATGCCTATGGAATCAGCAGATTTCGAAGAAGTGCTGCAGGAAGCGCTAACTGAGCGTGATATGCAGTTGCAAGAAAAAGAACTTCCAGAGATCAACATCGGTGAAGCCCTCCCGGTTAAAGACGGCCTGGATTTTTCTCTGGAATATGTGGATTTCGGCGTGTCAGAAGTGGTCGGGTCGGTTAAAGACGGCATCATTGGTAACAAAACCAACAGCCTGAAAACCATTGATAGTGAAATCGAATGGCTGAAAGCGCCTGTTGGCCAGTGGGCTAAAGCTGCAACCTGGACTCAGCAGGAACTGGAGAAGATCGCACGTCTGAACATCAACCTGCAGACCAAAAAGCAGGATGATCTGTATGCCAACGCCCTCGCTACCATTCAGTATGCCGGTTACGTCGGCCATCGCGGCGTTAAAGGTCAGGAAGGGTTGCTGACAGGGACGAAAGTACAGCTTATCACCGACACGTCAGGCAAAACCATTGCCGAAATGACCTCTGATGGGTTCGTGAAACTTGTGCTGGATGCTTATAACGCGGCATGGCGCAAATCCGGCTATCGTATCCAGCCAACGCATATCGCCATGGACGCCAGCGACTTTATGCTCGCCATGCAGAAATTCGACCCGAATCCGATTGTTGTGGGTACTGACCTGCTCCCGATTGCGGCGATGGATCGCATTATGGCGGCGCTGCGTAAGGCTTCTGGTAATGAGTCTTTCAACATTACTTTCGTGAAAGTCCCGAGCAATTACGCGGTAGGTATCAAATCGGGTAAAACCCGCCTGGCAATCTACACCTACGAAGCCGATTACATCGAAATGGAAGTGCATATGCCAGAACTGCTGGCAGCACGACAGCGTGATCTGCTGACCTATGAGTGTGGTTATCGCTCTGCCTTCGGTGGCGCGATGTGGAAACAGCCGCAGTCCGCGGTGTATGTGGATTACAAATCCTCTCCGGCAGAGTAATCACAGGGGGTAGCATGGATTTCACCGTTCGTTACCCCGAGTTCGCCAGTGTTGCCCCTGCTCGAATAGAAGGGGCGCTACAGGATGCAGCAAACCAGATGAGCCGCAAAGTATGGAACAAGCTCTATGAGCAAGGGCTTCATGCTTTAGCGGCACATCTTCTTTATGCCTCAGGTGCGTTAACCCCTTCCGGAAATTCCAGCGGCAAAACTGCCCAGTCAATAACCAGTCGTTCAGTGGCTGGATTGTCTTTAGGGTATTCCGCCCCGGATGCCGGGTTTGGTCCAAATCACGATGGTTATGCCTCCAGTTCTTACGGCCAGGAATACATCAGGTTACGTAAGCTGGTGGGCGTCCACGTGCTGGCGATTCGTTAGGGCGGAGTGTTTCTCATGACGCCAGAAGAAACCTTAAGACTAACCACGGAATATCTGAAGAACCTTCAGGCGATGAAAACCCATTACGTCGCCGTAGGTTTGCCAGCGGGCAAGGTGGGAAATAAAACCCACGATGACGGAACATCGATAATTGAGATCGGGGCGGTTCACGAGTTCGGTGCTGAAATCGATCACCCTGGCGGGACGGGGTATATGGCAACCGGTGGAAAAGCTACGTTTACCCGCAAGACCTTCATGGGTCCGGTTAGCGGATTTACAGCGGCTCACAAGATAACGATTCCTGAACGATCCTTTCTTCGCGCTCCTTTCACCCTCAAAAAGTCGGAAATTAACCGGGCAATCGAAAAGGCCTGTGAAGCCGTAGGCTCCGGGCGTATGGATGCTGACACCGCATTAAATTTGATAGGCGCGACGGCGCGAAATATCAGCGTGAAGGCCTTTGAGACTGCCGGGTATGGCACGTGGTCAGATATCACTGCTGCAACTAAAAAGGCTAAAGGATCGTCTGCGCCGTTAATTGATACAGGCGCCCTGCGTGGTGCCATAACGTGGGAGGTTCGTAAGTGAGCGACTTATCAGACCTTGATATGAGCGACGCGTTAATCGGCTGGGAACAGCCTGTAAAACTCAAAACCCGCACTGAAACCACCATCGATTTTGAACCGGTCGTGACTGTTAACAGCCAGGACATTCTGGCGGTGGTGCAAAGTGCGAACAAAGAGAATCTGACGCTGGATAGCCTGGACTGGTCGAAAGAATATCTGCTGATTCATGCACGGCTGAAAATTGAAACCGGTCAGTTTATTGAGAAGGGAGGCAAGGACTACAAAGTCGTGTCCCCGGCCGATTTTATGGATTACGGATTCTGCGCTGTCATCGCCGAGGAAACCCGGCTCCCGCTACTGGTGCCAACGCCATGACACAACCCCATCTGAAAGCTGTCGCGCGTTTCGTACGTGACCTTCTGGACTACGACGAGCAGCTGATCAAGTTCGACCGTCGGAACGTGCAGGCGTCCGACTTTTCCACCAGTTATATCGTGGTAAACGGCTCACTACCGCAATCAGTGCTGGCCCGTGGCCAGCGCTTTAATGGTGACGCGGAAGTGATGACTTATAGCGCCTCAGTGAGCCACGCGATTGTCCTGGAGTTTTACGGGGATAAGGCTTACGTCAACGCTGAAAGCTTCATGATGCTGAGTGAAAGCCAGCACGCGAACGAACTGCGCCGCACGCATTCACTCACCATCATGGCCGTCTCAAACATCATCGATGTGGGGCAACTCCTGGGGCAGTCCCACGGTAATCGTGTTCACCTGAGTTTCAATGTTCAGTATGCCCCTGCGCGGGACGTGCAGACACTGCGCATCGATACGCCGCAGTTTCAATTTTTAGAGGACAAGTAAATGTCGGCATCAATTAATAACGTCATTAATGTGACGCTTCTCGAAGAGGGACGGGCGGCGGCGCGAGATAACATCAACGTTTGCGCAATTCTGACCAGCCAGACGGGGGTATTGAGCACTGCTGAACGCTGGCGTTCATACAAAAGCGCATCTGCTGTCGAACAGGACTGGGGGGCTTCTTCAGTCACCGCAGCTTTTGCGAATGTGTTTTTCGGGACCAGTCCTAACCCGGTATCCGCGGGCGGCACGCTGATCGTCGGTTACTGGAACGCTGCCGGGGAAACGCTGCCTGCGACCAGCGGTGTACTGCGTGGCGGTGAGATTTCTCAGGCAGTCGTACTGCCAGCGTTACGCGAGAAGTCTGACTGGTCATTCAGTATTGAGATTGACGGCACTAAGCACGATGTGACTGAAATTAATGGCATGACGGCGACGACACTGGCAGATGTCATCGCCCAAATCCAGGCGAAAATTACGCCAGATGTTGCATCGGTTGTTTTTGATGGCAGCCGTATAGCGATTACCAACAAATCGACAGGGACTAACTCTGTTGTTGGTTATCCGACAGTGCTGGATGGTGGCTCTTTTATTGGCGATCTGCTGGCGGTTGCGGAGGGTTCCGGCGCTTCGCTGGTAAACGGTAGCGCATCAACTGAGATTTCACCGGAAACACAACTGGAATCTCTCAGCAAACTCAAAGCGCAGGTCAACGTAAAAGGCGCGGCCTTCATCGACAAAATTCTCGATGCGCAGGTGCCGTTGATCGCTTCATGGGCTAAAGCGAACGCGGTAATCGTGTATGAGACATTTACCGGTTCGGCAGCTCTGGAAGTTGATCCGACTAACCCGGCATGGGCGGTAACACTCGCCAGCCAGAGTAATTTCCGCATGCTCTACAGCAAAACAGGCAACCGGAAATTTGGTGTTAGCTATATGGCGCGCACGCATACCGTTAATTTCAACGGAGAACGCACTGCAATCACTTTGCACCTCAAAACGATGAACGTGCCGGCCGAAAGTTATGAGCAGACGGAGATCGACAAAGCGAAGCGTGTAGGTCTCGACATCTACACCACGATTAAAGACGTTCCCTGCGTGCTGTCGAGCGGTGCTAATGATTTTGTCGACAACGTCTATAACCTGATGGCCTACGTTGACGCAGTGCAGACGGATTCCTTCAACCTCCTTAAAACTACGCCGACTAAAGTCCCACAAACCTATTATGGCGTTGATCAGTTAGAGGACTGTGTAGAGAAAACCACGCATGGGTTTGTGAAGGCTGGGGTGTTCAATCCGGGTACCTGGACGCTGCCTGACTTCTTCGGGGATCGGGATATGTTTCTGCGAAATATCGAGCAAAACGGGTATTACGTGCTGGCCGGTGACCTGAAAGACCAGTCAACCGCAGACAGGCAGGAACGCAAATCCCCGGTTGTTCAGGTAGCAGTGAAGAATGCTGGTGCTGTTCACAGTGCCGATATCATCATCAATTTCAATAAATAAGGAGCGGTAAATGTCTCAGATTGTTATCAGTGCAGATACCGCGACCATCGTTCTGAATGGGCGAATCATCACGGATATCGCTGCGGGGGACTACGTCACGCTGACGCCATCCAATCCGCTTACAAGCCGCGCCAATAGTGCGAATAACGGCGTCACAATCTCGGGGCGTGTTGATGCCGGGGTGCATGTGATGGTGATACGTGTCCAGAAATTTTCTAACGATGATATCTGGCTTAACCAGCAGCGTACCGCCGCGATCCCCGTTGTCTTTAACGGCTCAGTTAAAGAGTCGTTCGTGCGCGACGGCGCGGCACTGAAGGAAACCTACGATCTTCAGGCCGGTTCTATCACCACACAACCGACGCAAACCAAAAACAACCAGGACGTTAACGCACTGATGGAATACACCATTGAGTACCGCAATGTCGTGCGTAATGTATAAGGTCAGATATGTCTAAAGAACAGCAGAAAAAAGCACTCGAGATGATCAAGGCGGTCTACGATGACGGTTTTGCTGAAATCAACGGCAACCGCTACGACTTTGCTGCGATGACACACAAAAAACGCCGCAAGGTTTTTGCCTTCTTCACAGGCATTGCCTCTGAGTTATCGCGGCAGTCTCTTGAGTTTCTGGACTCAGAGCGATTTGAGGAAATTGAACGCCTGATGTTCGATTACGTTCTGTTTGACGGTGTGCAACTGTCTAAGCAGCCGGAACACTTCGAATCCTACCCTGGTGATTACGTCATGCTAATCACAACAGCGCTTCAGGTTATCAGCCTGCCTTTTATGGGCGGGAGCAATATGAACTCACGTTCAGAAGCTCCAGACGTTCAGAAATTTACGTTAAATCCTCGAACATAAGCGACGACATGAGCATGTATCTGGCGCTATCAAAGGCCGGATACGGCCCCTATCACGAACTTGTTAAATTAGACACACCAGAGCTGTTTGACATGCTTGAGTTCGAGAATATCAGCGCAGACATTCAACACTACGAGATGGAGAAGGCGCGGAATGGCGATAGTTAACGAGCTTATTACCAAATTCGGTTTTATCGGTAATCTGGCGCCGCAGGAAACCTTCAATGCAAATCTGAAAGCATCTATTGGTTTGCTTGCCGGGCTTGGAGCCGCTATCGCCGGTTCGGCTGCGGGGGTTGCTGGCTGGGTGACGTCTGTCAGTCAGTCTATTGATCCGCTGGTCCAGTTCTCCCGGGAAACGGGGGTGGCGATCGAGACCGTTCAGTCACTGGGTTACGCGGCGTCTGTAAATGGCTCAAGTGTTGATGCGTTGCAGGCTTCGCTAGGTGAGATGACAAAAAGAGTGGGGGAGTTCGTTTCCACCGGTGAGGGGGAGGCGAAAGACGTTGCGGAAAGGCTGGGCCTTCAGTTCAAGGATATGAACGGGCAGGTAAAAAACTCCGATGTGATATTTCGTGAACTGGCCGACAAACTGCACGGCATGAGCCAGGCAGAGAAGTTTTCTGTTCTGGATAAGATGGGTATCGACCGTTCCATGGTGCAGTTGCTATCCATGACGGGCGAAGAAATATCTTCGTTGCAGAACAAGGCCGAGGCGCTTGGTGTTGTCACGCAAGACCAGGCCGATCAGTTTGCAGCCTACAACGATTCTCTGACAACGCTGGGGAAAGGCTTTGATGGTATCAAATTTCAGGTTGCCGTCGGATTTGTGCCGGTACTGAAAGACCTGGTGGATGGGTTTACGGACTTTCTCATTGCTAATAAGGATCTCATCAAAAACGGGCTGGCCCATCTTGGGGAAATTATCTTCTCCGTTATGGGTATGATCCGTCGCTTCCTGCCGATTATTGGTCTTATTACCACCGGATTTGTAGCCTGGAAAATTGCTGCTATAGGACTTAGAGCGGTGCTGGCAACCATATTCTCTCCTGTCGTACTGATCACTGCCGCCATTATCGCTGTCGTTCTTGTTATCGATGATTTGCTGACGGCTATGGAAGGTGGCCAAAGCGTTATTGCTGATTTCTTCAAAGATAACTGGGGAATAGATATTGTTCCCGCACTGAAAGAGGCGAAAGCGTCGCTCATGGCTTTCATAAACTACGCTATTGGCGTGTTTAAACCGCTTGCTGATGCGATTGCCTCCATGTTCAGGATGGTGTGGCATCTCATCACAGGTGCGTTTACGGGTGATTTTCAGGGTGCGATGAAGGATGCGCAGAATATCTTTGATTCTCTTATAGCGTTTATCACTGGTGCATTTGGTGTCGTTGGTGATGCGATTAAATACGTGTTTGGCGATGCCGGCGCGTTTGTCGTTGATGTATTCACTACTGCCATCGAAAACACGAAGCTGATGTTCTCAGCACTATGGAAGTTAGTCACTGGCGATTTTGAAGGTGCATGGGGGGATGTGGTAAAAATCTTCGATAACGGCGTCGAACTGATGAAAAAACCATTCACGGCTTTTATTGACTGGGCGAAAAACATCTTTGCTGGGCTGGGGGAATACATCAGCAATATTATCAGCAACGCTGCTTCAAATGCCTGGAATGCGACAAAGTCATTCTTCGGGGTCGGTGAGGATGAACAGCAGCAGGGAGTAACCGGCGGCGGTAACGGCGGCATGAGTCCTGGTGGTATTCCTTACGGCATGAATGCTGCGGTGGGACTCGGTGGTGGTGGCGTGACAAGCAATTCAAGCGTCAGCCAGCAGAACACGATTCACATCAACACATCCGATCCGGTTGTCGCCGGGAATACTGCGGCAGATAGCCTGCAACAAAACATGAAGGATGCCAACCGGTTGAGTGGCAGAGGAGGTCGGTAATGGGGATTCTAGACGGCCTCATGCAGGCGCAATCTTCTGGCAAAGATACTGTTAAAAAGGTAGGGATCGGCGGGTTCTCAATGTTTGCCCGAGTGAGCGATGCTACTGAATACCCGTCTCAGGTTCCTGTAGACGTGCTGGAGGATGGCAGTAACGCGTCAGACGACATTATCAATGGCCCGCTGACGATAAAAATCAGCGGTGTTGTTGCCGATATTTTTGTCGATGCGAAACCAAACTCTTCTTTTAGCCTGATGCCAGATTATTCGAAGTATGGTGAGGTGCTGGAGTACATCCCCGCAAAGACGCAGCAGCAGTTGCAAAAAATGAATGAGATTGCCGACCGCGCAGAGCAGGCCATCTTAAAGGCAAAACGCGTGGCTGATAAAGGAGCCGACCTGTTTGGGCTGGTGGGCAACCCGTCTACTGGTGGCGCTAAAGGTATACGCGAGCAATTTCTCGACTTCATTGAGGGGGTGTACTACGGCAAGCAGCTTATTTCCGTGGAGGTGGATTATCGCACCCATGAAAATATGGCGTTAAGCGGCCTGACCATCAGTACCGACAATCAAACGATGGAAACTAAGTTTGAAGCCAGTTTTACAAAAATCACCTTCACGCAACTGACTACCGCACCGATTGAGCAGCACTTCAAATCCCCCTCGGCAGCTGCTAAATCAAAAACGGCGGGCGTTGCTAATAAGGGGGCGCAGACGCCCGCTGATAATTCTAAAAAAAGTAACGGGACCAGCCAGTCAAAATCAGTCATGACCTCGTTAAAAGGGGCGGCGAAATCTTTATTCTAATGAGAGCAACGTATGGATCCGATAACCAACATCACTGACGAACCTATCCAGCGGCATGTTCTGATTTTTGACCGTGGTGAGGCTGTGGTCACTATTCGTTATCTGCCTACGGTTGAAATGTGGAAAATGCGCGTGGAGTACAACGGTGATTACATCGACGGCGTGAAGCTGTCCCTCGGGACGCTACATTTTCGGCACAAGAACTGGCCTTTCGACGTTGTGTTACTTTGCGCTGACAATTCCGGCATTGACCCATATCGGGCTGACGACTTCGCCAGTGGTCGCATCGAAATGTATCTGGTCACGCCGGAAGAGATGATTGATATTCGCGGGGGAGACGTGCCGTGATGGATACTTTTTACCGTGATTATCGGCTGACGGTGGGGATCGGCAATCAAGCAGTGATTATCGAGCCACCGATCACCGTGTCATTCAAGGCGCTGGAAACTGTGGACAAGAAGTCACTCGGCAAGCTGAGTGTGTCCATCAACGGGCTAAAGCCTTCCACGCGTCTGCAATTGCTCAAGTCCGAAGATGAAGAGAAGTATATCCCCGTTCGACTCGAGGTTGGTTACGACGGCAAGCTGCGCCAGGTATTTCAGGGTTCGGTTAAAAGCGGAGCAGTAAAGCGTGAGGGGGCGATCCACATCGTCAGCCTGGAATGTGAAGACGGTGGCCACGACTATATCAACGCTTTCACATCGCGCACGGTACGCGGGAAAGATCAGGTCGTCGATTCTGTCTTGCAGGATATGCCAAACACGAAAAAAGGCTCTGTGACGAAGCAACAAGCACTCATCAGGCCGAAGGTTCTGGTAGGTAGCTCCAGTAAAATTCTTACCGATACCCTTGCGTCCGACGAGTCATTTTTCATCAAAGATGAGCGCGTCCACATCCTCAAGGCTAATGAGGTTACATCGGGTAACATTCCAGTCGTGAATGCGCGTAGCGGTCTGCTAAATACGCCTCAGGCAACGAAGATTAGCGCACAGGATGACGGGGGGAAGAAAGCCAAGATGCCAACCAATGAGCCTGATACGGATCCGGCAGGCAAAAAAGATACTGACTCGAGTACCTTAGCCAAATCCTCGAAAGGGCAGATCGTATTCGATACGAAACTGAATCCTATGCTGGTGATCGGTGGGCTTTGCGCTGTTGAAAGCGTGACGAACCCCGCGTTAAACGGGGTTTATAAGATATACCAGATTGAAACCAGCGGGCAGAACAACGGGGCAGCCTGGTATCAGAAGGTGGTATGCCAGCCTGCCGGAAATTACTCAGTTGTTAACTGAAGATTTTACTTCTTGCGTTACGCTGGAATTGGTTTTTTCTGGTGGGTGACGATCTGAAAGCCAGCCAAGAGCAAAAATAATGACTGTGAGAATAAAAATTTTCTCGCCTATTGAAAACTTCACCTTACCACCTGCATTTTTAAATGCCGTTTTCTCCTCGGTTGATAGTTTTCTAAATTGCTTATGGGTTAATACCATGACCAATGGGCGAGGTGGTTGAATATCTTCCTGACCATCCTCTAACAACGTTGAGTCCGAAAAGAAACCAAGCCGCTCAGGTGCTTGTTCCTCTACGTTCTCAGCGTGTTTACCGGTGGAGTTCTTTTGACCCGCGAGCAAGTTTCCACTCGTGTAAGACAAACCGGTACCGGGAATGCCTGCGGTTGCCTTTACCCCTTTTTTACCAACGTTCAGGGTAGCACCAGCCTTACCAATTGATGCGCTAGTAATGCCTGTTTTACCTATGTTTATATGAATGCCTGGTGCAATTTTGATGCGCTGTCTGAATTTGAATCCCATGAGTGACTCTCCTTAGTATTAAACGCTGGCGCAGGTTCGCTCTACGGCGATTAGTATGAGTATTTATCTAGCCATCCATTGAACCCACTCTGGCGGTTTTTTATGGGCTTAATTTATGATCGAAGAACTTCACGACACTATCGGCCTGGGTGTTGAATTTGCTCTGGCCGATGTTCACACCATTGTTGTCGCAAAAATAACGTCTGTAAATGACAAAACAATCAGTTGCGTCCCCGTTATCAATCGGGTTGTGAAAGGGAGCAGCAAGCAACTCCCAGAGTTCATTGAAGTCCCCCCGGTAATTTTGCAAGGCGGTGATAGTTATATCGCCGAACCAATTGCGGCTGGTGACTATTGCCTCGTCCTTATCTCTGAGCGTTGTTATGACGCTTGGTATGCGGGTAGCGACTTTGTTTCACCACTTGAAATGCGTATGCACGATTATTCAGATGGCTTCGCTCTGTGTGGGGTTAACCCACAGGCTACCGCGATCAATATCCCTAAGAAGAACAGGATGATGAAGGGGGATTCTGACCACGAGGGTGATTTAAACCTCACAGGAAATATTACCCAGAAAGATGGTAAGACGACTCTGGAAGAATGCGATGTTCTGAATGTACTTCAATATTCCCAGGTAAAGACAGGCGGTAAGTCTGGGGTGTCTGGTTCATTTCGAAGCGATGACGGGAAAACAATCACAGTTACCAACGGTATTGTCACGGAGATCTCATGATTGTTTCAGCACTTGATAAAAATGACGACTGGGGATTTGGGCGCGGGAAGGCAAACTATATAACTGGCGGTGCTGCTATCGCGCAGAAAGCCAAATGCCGGATCCGCTCGTTCAAAAACGATAATCCCCTCAACATGGATGACAACATCGACTGGCTTTACCTGTTATCAGAGAAAAACACCGAGCAGGAGATTCTGCGGGAGATAGAGCGCGTGACGCTGGCGACGGATGGGGTTATGCGCATTACCGCTCTGGCGATGGAGGTCAATAAGGCCACCCGGTCACAAAAAATCGAACTCAGCATTGAGACCGTCTATGACCAGCAGACGATCACCTTCCCGGTCAACGGAGCGTTGAAGAATGGCACTACAGTTTAGCGACAACGGCCTTGAGACAAGCACTCTCCGGGAGTTATTTCAGGAACTGAGCGACGGATATAAGGGAATTTATGGTCAGGATATCGATTTAGACCAGGAATCTCCCGACGGTCAACGCGTGGCAATCGAAGCTCAGGCTCGGGCAGATATTGAAGCCGCGCTGCAATGGCTTTATTCCCAAATGGACCCCGATTTTAATACTGGTGATATGCAGCAGATTATCGCCAAACTTCACGGGCTTTTCCTTCGCCCCGGCTCCCGGTCTCAGCGTGACCTTAAAGTCACAACAGACAGGCCGGTGCTTCTCTATAGCGGGTACAAGATACGGGACCAGGCAAATCAGGTCTGGGCTATCCGACAGGACGTGACCGTTCCGGCGGGCGTCACAACAGCCACCTTTTTTGCTCAAAACTTTGGGAAAGTTACTGGGCTTGTGAACGACACCTTCACTCAACTCACACCAGAACCAGGGATTGTGAGCATTATCTCTGATTCCGCGGTTGTGGTCGGTCGGGATGAGGAAACGCCTGAAGAATTCAGGCAACGCCGGAACCGGTCGCTTGAGAACCCGGCAACAGGTAGCACTGGGGCGGTTTTCGCTAAAGTTGCTCAACTGACAGGTGTAATTGATCTGAATATCGGAGAGAACGACACAAAAATTGATAATCCGACGACGGGTATCCCGGCCAATTCAATATGGCTGGTCGTTGAGGGGGGAGCGATTTCAGAAATTGTGGAGGTGATGGTTAAACAGAAAGGCGGTGGAACGGGAACGAAAGGCAGCATAACCGGACGTTTTACCGAGACCCTGATTCGGCCTGACGGCACTTCATTTCTGATAGCCCATGAACTTCAGTTTGATCGGCCCATCTATAAGCCGCTTCATATCAGGCTTAATGCCCGCCGGAAGATTCAAAGCGAACCGATAGATATCGATACTCTCAAAAAATCTCTTGCATCACGCACCATGCATATTGGTGAGTCTGTGGATGCCAATGAATTTTATGAGAATGGGTATGGGGTAGGACGGGTAAATTTTGTGCTGACCAATCTGCAAATTAGCAGTAATGGGGCAGATTACACCGATGCTGAGTTATCGCCAGGCTTTCAGGGAAAGTTCACGTTGAGTGTGGAAAATATAGACGTTAACGAGGTGGTCCAGTGAATGACGACATCATTAACCGCTACACGCTAATGCTCATCAAACAATATTGGGAAAAGAAAAAAGCAAGATCAGAGATACAGGCCATGCTCAGGCACTGGCAAATCATCGCCGATTTTATTCGTAACCCAGATAACTTTGATCTCGACCGGGTTACCGGATACCGGCTTGATGTCATTGGCCGGATAGTCGGCCTTCACCGTAGTGTGCCTGCTGTTATTGCCCGTGTATTTTTCGGGTTTGACGGACATCTGAATACCGCAGGCTTCGACAGTAAATCTAATGCGGCGTATGTCGGCGCACCTTTCTACAGCAAGTTTTCGCCGGCATATGGTGACTATCAACTGGCTGACAATGAGTATCGCAGGTTCCTTCGGGTCAAAATTGCGCGAAACGCCGCAGGTGCAACGATAGCGTCAGACGATCGGGTCAGCCTGCAGGATGTTATACAGACGGCTTTCAACGGCGAAGCTTACGTGACCGACAGAAAAGACATGACGCTTGCTTTGAACGTTTCGCCGCGGGTATCAGTTGAAGAGTTACGCCTGATTGTGAAGCTTGGCCTGCTGCCGAAACCTGCGGGCGTTCGATACGATTATTTTTATCAGGTGACTCCTGGTCTGACATTCGGTTTCTCGCGAAACCCTTCGGCCAGAGGATTCGCCAGCAAGTTTAATACCGCCTACCAGGGCGGTTTTTTTTCGAGGAAAATCCATGTCTAAGATTGTACGATATCAGGGAGATGTTCGGGCTTTTGCCTCTGATGCACAGGGAATGGAAAGAACCGTGTTTGGTGGAACAAATCAGGCGGATGACCTGACCTCGCAAATTACGGCATCTTTCCTTCGCGGATGGGGCATTGTTGGCGCTTCCGAACACCCCTCGCTTGAGGACTTCAATGCGGCAATGTATGCAATGAGTCAGTTCATTGCGTATCAGCACCAAATGGGGGTTCCAGAGTGGCATGCAGAACAGGAATATCATATCGGTTCGATCTGCACACATAACGGTGAATCTTATCAGTCCTTACAAAATGCAAATATTGGTAGCCAGCCGCCATCAGCAAAATGGACTCCTGTATTAACGTCAAAAAACGGTCTCGCAAACCTTCGTTTGGGAGCGGGTGCACCTGCCATCGGTATTCCGTTCTTCTGGCCATCCTCGGCGATGCCTAATACTGTTATGACAGAATGGGCCGATATGGTGTTTTTGAAGTTCAACGGGGCGACATTCTCAGCGGCTACTTACCCGAAACTGGCACTGGTAATCCCCAGCCTGACGCTACCAGATGCTCGCGGTGAGTTTCCGCGCATCTGGGATGACGGGCGAGGCGTTGATAGTGGGCGGGCGCTTTTATCTACTCAGGGTGATGCAGTGCAACGAATGACGGGTTCATTGTCGCAAATGGTGTATTCAATTGCTCAACAAGCATCCGATATAAATGGCGTATTTAGTGCGACATCAGGCACACCTAATATTGTGCAGGCGTACTCATCAGCTGGCGCATTACGCTATATGAATGTTAGCTTTGATACACAAAATGTCGTGAGAACATCAACAGAAACTCGCTCCCGCAATATCGCGTTTAACTTCCTCGTAAGGGCGAAATAATGAAACCTGTATTTGATGAAAATGGGCTGGCTAGAGTGCCGGGTGATATGCGTTGTTTTTATTATAATGCAGTAACGTATGAATATACCGGCTGGTCTGATGAATATATTAATACTGGCGTAAGTATGCCCGCCTGTTCCACTGGTATTGACCCGGGCGAAAACATTCCGGGAAAAGTGGCAGTATTTACAGGTAAGGGATGGAGCCATGAAGAGGACCATCGCAATGAGACTGTTTACTCAATCGAAAATGGCGCAGCTGTTACAGTGGATTATATCGGTGACATCAAAAACGGTTATGTCACGCTTTCACCGTTAACGCCATATGATAAATGGGATGGTGAGAAATGGGTGACAGATTCTGAGGCACAACACGGTGCCGCAGTAGAAGCAGCAGAAGCACAGCGCCAGTCGCTGATTGATACTGCAATGGCTTCCATCAGTCTGATTCAACTGAAATTGCAGGCCGGACGTAAACTGACGCAGGCAGAAACCACCCGACTTAACGCTGTGCTGGATTACATTGACGCGGTGACGGCAACAGATACCAGCACCGCGCCGGATGTCATCTGGCCTGAACTGCCGGAGGCGTAGGCCATTCAATATCTGGCGCACTGGAGGAATCAACCAGTTCCAGTGCGTCCAGATAATCCAGCCACAAATTATATTGCGCCAGTTCATCATCTTTCAGACGACCAATAGCGGCTTTACCGGGCCATTGCTTACTGTTCATGTATTCGTTGGCCTGGTTAATTAGTAACTGTCTTTCTGATTCAGTAATTTCAATAAGCTCTTCATGCGTGGGTGGAGGAATATCTGCCCACGCAGGCAGCCCATCATCTCCGGCAATACGGATTTTTCCTTGTGGCGGTTCAGCCATAAACTCACTGATAATATTCTGATTTACTTCCTTAGCGTCTGATAAATCCCATCCCTCTGATTTATATTTATCAATCATATCCACAGGAAAAAAAGCATTATACCTTGCGCTATAAACATATTCGTTCATATAAATCACCCTGAATAAAATTACTCACCAACAGCCCACCAACTGTAATTCATCGATACCGTGTCGCTGGTTGATGACGTTCTGTAAGCAGAATTAAAACCGGTTAACGTTGGGCCTTCTGCCGTCATCACGAACCCTCGCCCAGCGCCTAAAGGCGCACCGCCATCACCAGAATGAGTAAGCATGGCGCAGTCCGCTTTTTTGGGGAAAGGGATGCTGAATGTAATTCTCATTGTTTGCGTCGATAATGTCGGCGTAACCGCACCACGACCATATTGCAGGATTTTCCCGTTGGGTAATTTCATCCATCCATCACCACTGGCAAAAGAGGCCATGTCCGGTATCTGATTTTCCCCTGTCCCAACATTTCGTTTTGCCGCTTCTCCCAAACCAACCTTTTTAAAACCCTCAAGTATCTGGCGATCTCTCGCCGTTTCTCCTGTTTTCACAACAGGAGAAATACCCATGATTTACGGCTATGCCCGAGTATCAACAAACCACCAGGACACCGAACTTCAGCGAATCGCGCTCGAATCAGCAGGGTGCGAACACATAATGGAAGAGCATGCCAGCGGTAGAAAATCAAACCGCCCCGTACTGAAGCGCCTAATTACGGCGATGCATACGGGAGATGAGTTGGTGGTCTGGAAGCTGGACAGGATTGGGCGTAACGTTTTACATGCGCTGCTGATGTTTCAGCAACTACAGGAGAAGGGCATTAACTTCCGAAGTATTACCGATGGTGTTGATCTCAAAACAGCCAGTGGTCGCTATAACTTTCGCAACATCCTCTCTGCGGCACAATACGAATCCGACCTTAATAGTGAGCGCACTTTGGCGGGTTTAGCTGTTGCCAGGGCAAAAGGTCGTGTTGGTGGCAGAAGACCAAAGTTTACTGACGATCAGTGGAAGGAAATTGGTGAACTGATAGCTGCCGGAGAATCCAGACAGATTATTGCCAGCAGGTATAATGTTGGCATGTCCACGCTGTATAAGAAGTTTCCCGCTGGATGCTAGATAGTTGCTGTGGGCCGTGATTTTACGCCACGACCCACAGCTGTAGGCCAGGTGTTCATGCCGTGGCGCTGGCGCAAGTATAGGGGGAATCACTCATTCAGCAACAAGCCAGAACTCTGCTTCTTCAAACATTTCCTGAACCACACGGCTAATCTGCTCCTTCTCATGCTTGCTGGCGTCAGTATTGATCGCCGGCAACGTCATCATAGGTTTCACCCTCACATCAGCATCAGGGAAGATACGGTGAACCCTCCTGGTCAACTCGCCCAGAATGATATCTTTTGCACCGGGCAGACCATCAAAATTCCTTTTGTCATAAACGAGTTCCACGAACATTGCTCATTGCTCCTTTACTGGATGGGTATACAGTATTTATACTGTGTTTTTATCCAGCATTCAAGAGAGGGCGTAAACATGGGCTTTCCTTCACCATCTACCGACTATATAGAGCAGCGGGTTACGCCAGCCAGTGTCTGCATGACTCCCGACAGTCGCATCCTCGAGACGTCGGCGGGTTATGCGATCATCGTCCCGGTCACGCGCCCACAGCAGGGTGATGCGCTGTTGATTCTGTCCGGAGGTCGGACGCAGTTTGCGAAGCTTAGGGGGAAAGCGTTAATCACGGATGACGGCGAAGCGATCGAAGGTGATGCAGCTGAAGAGGCTGAGGTTATGAGGCGGGTGACGCACTTTATCAACAGCACTGATGCTGCGATACCTCTTGAGGCGGCATTGGCGCAGTTTTGA